GTGTCGAAGAAGCCTGCGTCAAGCGCAGCAGCATGCTCGTGCCTGTCACGCACTGCCCTATAGCCATATGTACCGCCTGCACAGGTATCGGGGCCAGGCGATGTGAAGACGAGTCTTGGAAAGTCCATAGCGTCACTCCTTTACTGTGCATAAGGACTGCCTGAGTCTTACCCAGGCAGTCCTACGACTGTCAAGACAGTCGGTAGAGTATGTAGGTCGCAACGGCCGTCTTGCGCAATCGGAATAGGCCGGAGGTTGCAGTAGCAACTACCAACGCACCCACCGCTGTGACGCCCGTGTCTACGGCTACAGTGAAGGAGTTGGCTCCAACCTTGATCACCGAGAAGTCGACAGACTCCCCTATGGCCATCTGGAAGGCCGCGTCGAGCACGGTGGCAACTGCTAAGGTGCCAGTGACTGCAGCAGCTGCTGAAGTGATGATGCCAGCCATTATCATGGCTGCAGTAATTGTGCCCGTAGCATCAAGGGCGACGGGTGCAGGTTGATTTCGCGCGGCGCGCTTCTCGAGGACCACCTCGTCGACGCCCTGTCCGTACAGGACCTCTGACGCGCCAGCCTCGATACGTACTACAGTTGCAGCGGTGAAGGCGGCCGACGCGTACTCTTCGTCAGCTGCACCAGACTTGAGGATTGGCCAAGAGTCGGGTTGGTTTGGGTAACCAACCTTATACTTGATCGTGTAAGGCGACTTGGACCAGGCAGCGATCTTTGCAAGCGCAGCAACCGTGACCTCCACCTTACCGAACGGATATACTTTGAGGGACATGTTCAACTCCTTGTAAATGACTAGCGCGAAGCAGGGACTGAAAGATTAGCCCCTGCCCGCAAGCTCATTAGGTCTGTGAGAAGAGTATGATACCGCTCATCTCTGGTTGCTTGTTGCACACACCAAAGAGTGTATCGATGCGGTACTTCGTCTTCATGGTATTGATGTCGTAAAACTTCTGCATTACGATCTCGACGCCCTGCTCCGTGGTACCACGCATGACAGCTGGACCGCCGTCCGACGGGATGGCGTACCGAGAGGGTAGGAGTTCGAGCGCGTCCTTCTGCCAGAAGGGGTTACCCGCAGCGACGACGGTATTGAGGAACACGATCGCGGAGTTAGCTGCTGCAGTATTGACGACGCAGTTCTGATACTGTAACTCTGCGTCAGTACCGCCCTGCCCAGTGATCATCGGAGGGCTTATGACCATGTGCGTCGCGTCCGTGATAGACATTACGCGGAAGGTCTTGAGCTGTCCAGTGTCTTGCTTGGTGATGTGATGCACAGCATTGACTGCAGCAATCGTGAACGCGTCGCCAGCTGCTACACTCGCCGTAGAAGACACGACGACGTTCTGGTAGCGATTGTCAACGTTGTTCTTCTCGCCTGTAGTCGCCGTAGAAGTAGTTCTTGGCACGTAGACGTTACCGCCAGCTACAAGCGTTGTGATGGTGATGCCCGCTCCACCAGCTGCAACTGCGATACGCCGAGCGTAGTCGAGTTTGAAGGTATCGAAGCTTGCTACCAGACCGACGTAAGCCTTCTCGTAGGCGGTCACAGGCTTACCCTGCATCGTCTGTCGTGCGGCTAGGTTACCAGCCATGCCGTTGTAGTCGCGAGTCGAGAGCGCTAGGAAGCGGTCATAGTCAGGTATGCCCTGCTCGTTCATGATCGCTTCACAGAGCGCAACGTCGTCGAAGCCGGTAGCTGCTACAGTACGCTTGACGACGAGCGTGCCTTGGAGGGTTGCTACGTCTAGTACAGCACGATTGATGTCAGACGCAAGCTTCTGCTTCGCGGCGTCGCCGAGACGCTTCTCTTGTAGCGCGTCGCGCAGCTCCTTGGCCGTCATTATCCACGGCACCGACTTACTGTACCCGATGGTAGCTGGCACAGAGAGCTGCGTCTGGTCCTTGAAGTTGGCGGACTGATCTTCACCGTCGAAGGACTGCGCAACGTAGGGTTGTGGACGCCAGATGACGTCACCCGCTCGCTCCATCATCAACGCGTCTGGTCTGTAGATTGACACGTGACTTGAAATGACGAGCTTGTCTTGGAAGCCTTCGAGTATCTCCTCGAAGGCTACCCGCTCTTCCTTGTTGAACTCGTTGCCCATTGAACTGCTCCTATTGGCGTGATCTGGTCTCCAGTACAGGCGACCATCTACACTCATCCTTTCAGGGCGGATGGCATGCCACTAGAAGCTACCATTATTTTAGGAGGTGGCGCCCTCCGATCGACGTTGACTACTTCTTCTTTCGCTTGTAAGCTAGTACTTTGGTATAGTCGCCAGTCTTGGTTGCTTCAGCACGTAGTCGGTCTAGCGCTGAATCGACAGTACCTGATGGTCTACTGTCACCTGACACGCGTTCTTCTGGACGCGTGACCGGCTTCTTACTTGTAACTTTCATCTGACCCTCCAATCTTGCTACTGCAAACGCAAACTCTACCGGGTCCTTTATTGCAGCAAGCTCTCTAGTCTTCGCCTCGTTCTTGCCGAGTGCGTATATCAGTAGCGCTGCATCCTTGGCACCATGCACTATAATACCTTGCTGTACTGGGTCAAGCAGGTCAACTACTATGGCCTCGGCGTCATCGAAGTCTGACGCGCCAAGTGCGCCCTTAGCTTGTGTATACGCGGCAAGCTTACCTTGATACTTCTGGTCTGCCGCTTTAACGTCAGCATCTTTCTTTGCTTCACGCTCATCAGCTTTACGCTTCTGCTCATGCCAGGATTCTAGGGCCTGCTCAAACTTGTCAGCGTCATAGTCGCTGGTCTCAAGCGTGGGTTTAGGCCCAAGTACAGGTTCCTTTTGTACGCTAAGCTCATTGATCTTCTTGCGCGCATCGCGAAGCTCACGGGCCATCTCACGGTTCTGCTTGCGTATACTCTTTACCCACGTCGGAGCCTGTAGCTTCTCGTCAGACTCGTCAGGCTCGCCGAGTGATACAGTAATCTCGTTGGCCTCGTCCTCGTCGGCTGTGTCAGGCGGTGACGCTTCTTCGACTTCAGACTCTGCTGCTGTTGTCTCGACTGCGATGCTGCCATCCGCATTCCTGATCACGAACTTTGGCACAGACGGTTGTTCTTGCTCTTCTAGCATAATACTGCCTTCCTCCACCATTACTGTGCGCCTGGCGGGGCGGCGCTTTCGTCTGTTACTTGTGGCACTGTTACAGGCTCAGCCGTAGGTACTGCGCTGAACTTCTCCATCAACGCAGCGGCCTTCTCCGCAGTAGTCATATCTACATTAGCAAGTATCTCCATCGTCTGTGCGTGCGTCTTTTCAACGTCAGCCATCGTCTGTAGCACGTCCGCACGAGCCTTGGTCGCTTTGGCCTGCGACTCCTCAGCCATGCCGCGAAGCGCCTCGTCTTGTGCGTCAGGCTTCTTGGACAGAGCCATGGCCTGAGCCTCCTCGTCGGTGGGCTTGAGTGCTCCCATCTTGACGAGTTTGCTGCGAAAGAAGTCACGTACGTCACTAATGCCCTCTCCCTCCATGTTCATGATGGCCATAGACATTAGTACTTGTGCAATCTCAGGGTCCTGCGTAGCTTGGGTAGCTTGCAACATGCCAGTGAGCGACTTTACAGTAGCCTCACGCCGCGACGTAGAAGACGGTCCGACCTCGACAGCAACGTCGAACGATGCTCTAGTCAAGTCAGCAGCAGTAACTAACGCGCCAGTCTTAGGGTCCTTGGCTGGTGTCTTCAAGGTGACAGTGTCAGCAGCATCAGCAGTGCTGAGCGTCTTCATCTTGCGCCCGTCCTCTACGTATACCTCACGCGCCATTGACAACCATACCTCACCGACGCGCTTTATGGCTTTAGCTAAGTTAGTCATGTATATGACCGTCTGCATGTCTAGTCGTGCGTGCATATCGAGCAGCGTCTTCTCGGCTATGTTCGAGACCATCTTGTCAGCCTCAGGCTGGTTGCCGAGAAGCTCCTTGATGTCGACGTCAGTGATCGTTATGAGCGCAGCAAGCGCCTGAGGTATCTCAGGTGGCTTCGTGTACGCTATGGGCGTCGCGGGCATCGGGTTACCATCTGCGCCAGTGATCGGGTTTATGAGCAGGTACGCGTAGTTTTTGATGTTGTCTTCTGACCACATGTCCTCGTACCCAGCTACCTGCTCGGGTATCATTATTGGCTTCGCGACTGACGACAGCGCGCTGATCTCACCAAGCTTAGAGAGCTGTACGTTCTTAAGTCGCTGTGCGTCCTTGGCTAGTCGCACGTGACCCATGCAACGCTCTACGTTGTCTATGTACCATCGCTTGCCAAAGTTAGGCACTACAGGGATACACTTACCAGCTACCATGCCACAGTCCTCTAGCACACTACCACCAGACAGGATGTACTTGTGCACCTTGACGACCTTGACACGTCTTCGACTCAACTCATTGTAGCCTGTAGCATTAAGCTCATCCTCGCGCGCAGGGTCTGCTCTTAACTCAGACGCTCTCACCTTGACCTCATCGCCTGCGTTGCCAAGGTAGGTAATGACCGTGTCACCATGGTCCTCTTTCAGGTAGTACTCAGCGATGAACACAAGGTCAGGCGTCGCCCAGTCAAACTGACCCTGCGATACTTCCTTAGGCCAGTCCGCTGGGTCGTCGTCGTACTTGTCCTTGTACGCCTCGGGAGTCATGGAGTATACTACGAAGCAGTACTCAGCGTCAGCCTTGTCCTGTCGCTTGGCGTCAAGATCGAAGAATACAGACGCGTCGGCGTCGTATATAGGCTCGATACGAACGCGCTGCCTGTCGTTGTCAGGGTCCTCTTCGTCCTCGTAGACCGCCCTAAGCCTGAGAGCGCCAAAACCACCGCCGACAGCCTCCTCGAAGGCGTTGTCGTAAGCCTCCTCAGCGCCCGAGTCGTGCTCGTCGGCGCGAAACAGACCGTTGCATACATCAGCAAGCTCGTCGTCCTTAGAGCCGTCCTTCGACACGAACTTGACGGTGATACGATTGTTGCGATACTCGTTGATGATACGAATTACGGCGAGATGTATCTTGTTGACCTCGAACATTGGCTTGTTCTCAAACTGTTCACCAAGCGCGCCCTCCCACTGGGCACCAGCGATCGAGTAGAAGCGTCTGTCCGCAAGACACTGACTGCGCTCGTCACGCATGACGTCCTGTATGCGCTTGAACGCTGTGAGGGCGTCAACATGAACTGCCTGCAGCCTAGCAGAGTCAGTCGGCCTTGACATGGCGCCCCCTAGTAACGTCGAGTCGACGTACACCTACGATCATCAGGTAGACGCTTACTCTCAAGTCGTGCAGCCAGGCGCGCAACCCATGCTGGCCACGCTCACTGTGCAACACCTGCTCCTCGAGCTGCCTAGCTAGCTTGAGTGGTGACCCGTTGTACAGATCGCGGCACGCCTGCAGCACCTGACCATTTGCCATCGACGCAAACTGTGCAGCAGTAATCTGCTTATTGCGTGGTATACGGAAGGTCTTGCACATCTTGGCGTACGACAAGAGCATCGCCGTACGGTCCCTAGCGAGCTTAGTACTCTTCTGCATCATCGCCACCTGCTAAGTATCGGTCTCAGGCGCGTCTTGACGTGCTTCACAGTCGCTAACGCCCTACGCGTGCACTCTAGGGCGTATCGCAGGGCGTCTATGCAGTGATTGTGCTTGTCCTCGATGACGGGAAGAACGCGTCCCGTAAGCGCGTCTACCTTGTATGCGTAGAGCGTGAGCTCGTCGATGGTATGTCTGCAGCGCGGATGCACTATGATCTCGTATGACCGCAGAAACTCTACGCTATCCTCTATGCTACCCTTCACAGCACGCTGTAACTTAGGAAAGCCGTGACGCTTGACGTACGATATAGTCTCTGGCCTGCTGTCATCAGCTGACGACGGCCAGCGTTCTGACTCTGGTATCGTCATGAAGAGTGACGGCGTATCCTCGAGCTCACAACCCACCTCGTAGGCCTCGTAGTCGACGTACAACTTCCTTCCTACCATGAAGCATCGCACCATTGCGGTAGGGTCACCAGAGAAGCCCCAGTCAACACCAAGCCAGAACGCTGCGTCCCTGGGCGCCGCGAAGTCCTCGATGTGCCAGTTCTTAAACACGCGCTTATCACCAGTAGTGTTGTACTTGCCAAGCCATATCCACGCGTACTTGTCAGGGTCAGTACGCTTGTCGTACTCCATCTCTTTGTAGAGCACCTCTGGAAACCACGGATTGTCCAAGTACGACATCTCGACCACGACCGCGTCGGTAGGCACGTTTGGTCCGCGCAGGAACACGTCGACTGGGTCAGTCGGTTCGTTAGGGTTCCAGTCAAACCACAACTCTGACCCAGGTTCACGGATGGTAGGACGCAGTAGGTCCAGCGAACGCTGCGAGGCTCTGTGCGCCTCCGCAAACCAGGCTCGGTCGAAGCCCTCGAGTGACTTGATGTTGTCTGCGTTATAGTTCTGCATGCCCTCAAAGATTATCAGGCCAGTACCGCGTTTGCTGCGTATACCGTTGTCTCTGATGTCAAAGTGTGACTCTACGTGAAACTTCCTGATCTTGTCCTCTAGGACCTGCTTGACGGACTGGGCCAACGTCCTCTGCACCTCCCTAAGACAGACAGAGCGCTGATCAGGGTTGGCTATATGCTCTTCTATCATGAGCTCACCGAAGAAGTGCGACGCGCCCTTGCCTCGACCACCGTATATGCCCTTGTAGCGTGAAGGTTCTAGCAGAGGAAGCACCTTACGCTGCGTAGGAATGACTAGCTCGTCGCTCACGGGTCTACCACCACGCGCTTTATCAGCGATACAGGTATCGGTTCGCCGTCCTTGCCAGTCAACTCGCCCTTGTCTACCAGCGAGAACGGGCCAGTGTTGCCAGCGAGCTTGGTCAAGAACGTACTCATCGAGTCATCGCCTGACCAGCCACGCCTGATCATCATGGCTTGCTGCTTAGCCTCCATCAACTCCTTGCAAGCAAGCAGTTCTTGGTGCTTAGCGACCTTCTTGAGGCCAATGCCTCGCGTATAACAGAACTCTGCCATAGTAGGAAAGTCAGACTCGTCTACGTAGGCCTGCATGTCAGCCACGACCGACGCGACATACTCCTCGGGCCAAGGCTCAGCTGGCGCCTTGCCACGCTTGAGCGCTACCAGGATGGGCGTAGTAGTCAAGTCCTTGAAGCGCTTAGGATAGAGCGTGCGACCAAGCTCCTTAAGAGCCTGCAGTTTGACGCCCTCGCTTACAGCGCTCTGCGCTAGGACCCGCACCCTGACCATCAGGTCCTCTCTGACTCTAGAGTCACAGAGCATGACGCGTGCGCGTAGGTCAGGGTCGTCAGTCAGTCGCGTCCTAGCCTCAGGGGACATAGGCACTACGCTGAGCGCGACGTCGAGGTCGAGTGATGCCTCGTACTTCTGGAACACGAGCTCAAGGAGCTCTGCGTAGTCCTCTTCCATACATCAATTATATCACTTGTCAAGAGGAAAAGATAGGCCAGAATGCTAATTAAACATAATATATCATATATAAAGTAAAGCAGTTCGCAGAAGCGAAAATAAGTGAGCGAGTTGGACGAGGATGGTCATCATCAGGCCAATTCGGGGGCAATACCGCGGGAGGTCTCGAGTCAGGTATGCAGAACACATGCAGAACACATACATAACAAACTGTATATAGTAATACTAGTATATAGTAATACTAGTATATAGTAATACTAGTATATAGTAATACTAGTATATAGTAATACTAGTATATAGTACGTGTCATATATAGTGACGACATGGCACCATCTATATGCCTGACTCGAGTCAGAGTATATGAGTTACCATATATAGTATTAAGTGAATACAATGATCGACGCGAATCTCGTCTCGACCTTCTTTGTTTCTACTGATAGATGCACTCGTGTCTATCTACCCCTATAGAGATCAGATAAGTCTATATCTAGTATAGAATTAGCTCTGTCTTCGCGTAATTCGTTGCTATATATAGAGATATTTTTGATTTTGTCATGATGTCTTTGATTTGTCACGAGATAATTCCTTTTATCGTCTAGAATTAGACGACTCTCGTGACAAAATGACAAAATCTCTCGAGCACGAAAAATGTTAGGCAGCCTAACATTTTTATTCTCCGAATTATTTTGTCATTTTGTCACGAGATCGGCCTATCTCTATATCCCGTAACGAATTACTCCAAGACAGGCCGTGACAAGTTTTGAAATAAATCTATATCCCGTAACGAATTAATCCGAAGCCCTGTTTCGGCTAACTCTGTCACGAGATAATTCTATACGGGATATAGAATTATTCGATATCTTCCCCCTCTATAGCCTGTCACGAGAATAATTCTATATCCCGTAACGAATTATTCGATCCGATGACCATCATCTATATACCAGTTCTCAGAGATCGGAAAAAATCGACGATTCGACCGTCGATTTATCTCCCGACCTATTTACATTCTCGTTGAGAGTCATTATATTCTATATCAGAAGAGATCAAGAGATCAGAAGAGATCAAGAGATCAAGAGATCAGAAGGTCAGGTCAGGTCAGGTCAGGTCAGGTCAGGTCAGGTCAGGTCAGGTCAGGTCAGGGACCTTAGGAGTCCCTGGAGTCAGAGTCGTTAGGAGTCAAGAATGGACCAGAATCAGAAAACCCCCGTCGCCGTCGCTACCCCGGTCGCCGCCGTCAAGGTCGCACCGGACCCCACCACCGCCGTAGGTCGCAAGGCGATCTACGAAGCGAACCTCAAGAAGTCCAAGTCCGAGGCGAAAGTCAGAGTCCTCCAGTTTCTGAAGGACAACGGTCCGTCACTCGGGACCGTCGCGAACGACATAAAGATGTTGATTGGGGCCCGGGGTCCGTCCGGTACCAGGGCACCCGGTCTCGTCAAGTCAATCAACTCCGACCTTCGCGCCGCGTTTCTCGACAAGAAGTCCATCAGCGAGATGGACGTATTCAAGACTTATCACATCGGTCGCCCCGAAATGACGAACAAGATCAGGGTCCTGGTACTCTGCCCGAACAAGGCCGACCGGGTCTGGGTTAAGTTGGACGACGTCGGCGAGAAGTATGACGTGGTCGGAGTCGGAGCGAAGGCCCCTGACGGTTGGACCGGGTACGACCCGGACGCCGTCAAGACTCTCTGAGCGACCCCGTCAAGACCTGGCCCCACTTCGGTGGGGCCTTTTTTATAGGCCAGAACAGAGCGTTCTGATACATCAGATGGACGATCTGATACATCAGATGGACGATCTGATACATCAGATGGACGATCTGATGTATCAGTCGTGTATGACTGATATATCAACACGACGACCAAAAAATATGATATATTCTATATAGCGAGATTGTAGGCGGGGTCCGAGAGGACCGAAGGAGTAGAGCGATGTATGATCCGGTGTCCGATGAGTTTGCGAGGGCGAGTCAGTTCGACCCCAAGTATGACCCAGGTTCTGCCGAGGCCTTGGTGGCACTCACCAAGGCGATGACGAGCGACGACGACGGCAGCGACGACGACGACGACGAGGTCACGGAGGCGGGTGATGCGTAGCGAGGACGACGAACTCGACATGAGGTTTGCTAGTCGTGGCTCAGCCCTCAGGGCCTCGAGCCGCAAGAATCCGAGGAACAGACCCTGCCCGACTTGTGGTCGGCCCGACGTCTTGACTCCACGGGACGTGGCCCTAGGTTACCAGTGTGACGCCTGTGCCGACAGAGACGAGGGCATGGGAGGCTACTGATGGACGACAAGATGTTTGAGGCTATGGTCGAGGCGATCAACAGTCAGGGGTATGGATTCCGTGTCGCTCGACCAACGTTTGGCTGGACGAGTCCGTGGATATCGATCGACCACCAGGGGCTCGCGACGCCGGTGAGCAACCAGGACGTAGTCAACATGTACGTCGGATTTGGGCTGTAGTAG